TGTATTTAATATGTCTTCTGCGCAACTATTAAGATTTGCACCTATGATTGCTCCCGTTATGCATAGAGTAAATGTATACACACATTTTTTCTTTGTACCTAATAGAATACTATGGGATGGATTCGAAACTTTTATAAATGGTGGTGAAGATGGAGCAGACAATAGAATATTCCCGTACATTAACCGTGACTTGGACGACCTCGATATTGGGTCTATTGCAGATTATTTAGGGATACCAGTAGATTACACAAATCGAGATTTAGAATTTAGTGCCTTACCATTTGCAGCTTATGGAAAAATTTATAACGAATATTATAGAGACCAAAACCTGGTAGATGAAGTTGACGTTTCACTTATTGATGGTGATAACGATGGAAGACCTATTTGGGATATGCCTGAACAAGATTGTTTTAAAAGAGCCTGGCAACATGACTACTTCACTTCATGTCTACCATTTACTCAAAAAGGCGCTCAAGCAACAATACCATTAGGACAAACTGCGCCGATTATAAACAACCCTGACATTACATCACCACAAATACTAAGAAGAGTATCTGACTCTGCGCAATTATCAGGAGTAAATTTGGAAACTATTGTTGGTGGAACATTAACTGGTGATGGAGTTGGTGCAGACACTGCCTGGCTAGACCCTAATGGTTCCATTGTAGCTGATTTATCTACTGCAACTGCTGCTGGAATTATCGACTTAAGACGTGCTTTCAAACTTCAAGAATGGCTAGAATTAAACGCTAGAGGTGGCTCTCGATATACTGAAACTATTCTTGCACACTTTGGAGTAAAATCATCAGATGCAAGGTTACAAAGACCGGAATTTTTAGGAGGTGCTACTTCAACGGTTAAATTTAGTGAAGTCTTACAAACTAGTGCAAATGATACTGAACCAACACCACAAGGAAATATGGCTGGTCATGGTATAAATATGGGTTCAAATGGATTAATAAGACACTTTAGCGAAGAACACGGTTACATAATTGGAATTATGTCGGTTATGCCTAAAACAGCTTACTACCAAGGATTACATCGTCATTGGTCTCGATGGGATAAATTTGATTATTATTGGCCAGCATTTGCACATATTGGTGAACAAGCCGTAAAAAATAAAGAAATCTATATTGATACTGACAACTCTGTCCAGGAAGGAACATTTGGCTATATACCTAGATATGCTGCTTATAAATTTCTTCCAAGTACTGTTCATGGAGAATTTCGAACATCACTAGATTTTTGGCACATGGGTAGAAAATTCGCAAATCAACCACAATTAAATGCAGATTTCATAAACTGTGATGCTACAACAAGAATCTTTGCTGTGGAACAAGGAGAACAACTATATGCACATATTCATCATAAAATAAAAGCACAACGCCGCATGCCGTACTTTGGAAACCCTAAAATGTAAAAAAATGAGACGTAGAACAATTTCAAGAAGAGGATTAAAAAATGCCTTTAAACGTACTAAAAAACGTGGAAAAAAAGTCAATTCATATCGAATGGCTAGAGGCGGTATACGTATGTAGAAATGTGCATATCACCATTAATTCTTAAGAACGAAGAAAGACCCATTTCGGGCGACGCCACAAGAAAAGTACCATGCGGCAAATGTGTTACTTGTTTAAAAAGGCGTTCGAACGGATGGGTTTTCCGTTTAAAGCAAGAGCAAAAAATATCAACGAACATATCATTTATAACATTAACTTATGAAAACACACCATATAGCAATAACGGATTACCATCATTGGATAAACAGCATTTACAAAAATTTATTAAAAGACTCAGGTCTCATAAAGGAAGAAAATTTCCAAACTTTCCAAAGCTTAAATACTATGCCTGTGGGGAATATGGAAGTGAAACTTACAGACCACACTACCACGCTATTATATTCAACCTCCCTCAAGAAATGGTTAATAATACCACGATTTCCCAAATATGGCAACACGGGATATCTGAAGCGGAACCCGCCGAAGAAGGGTCTATAAGATACGTAACTAAATATATATCGAAAAATACCTTTCAGGATAAAGAAATTGTATGCACAGAAACTGGAGAATTAATTGAAGATGACCGTATACCTGAATTTTCAGTTATGAGTAAAAATTTAGGTATCAATTTCTTAACTCCACAAATGATAAAATATCTGCAGAATAGATTAGCGTCATCGGTAAAAATAGATGGTTACGAAATAGCCATACCTCGATACTATAAAGAAAAAATTTTTACCAAGGAACAAAAGAAGCTATTAACTGAACAAGCCGAAATTGCAAGAAATCATAACTTTGAAAAACTATTTAATAATTCATATAAACACGAAGACCAATGGAAAAAAAGTCAATTAAGAAAACAACGCGAAGCACAAAGAAAGGAGCGAATAAAATTGTAATCAGAAGACAATACCAGGAATATCCTGGAGAACTTGGTTCAATAAATTCACAACCTAGCAAAACTGTACCGGACCAAAATATATCTTTACAACAACTTTTACTTAACCATACAAGAGGTAATCATTCAACATCAAATTATCATGAAGGAATATATTCAGGAACAGAAATACCTGTCATTGAAGATTTAAATGACGTGGCTGAATATCGAGAAAAAAACAAACTAGAACAAGAACGACTGGAACAAGAAGCCAAAAAAGAACATGAAAATGCAAAAGAGAAACGTGAAGCAAAAGCTAAATTAGAAGCAAAAGCAGAAATATTGGAAGAAATCCAAAATAAAGAGGATACAGAAACGAAAAAAGAAAAATAGTATCCTACTATCAAAAATTACTAAAACAAACGGAAATATGCCTTAGAATTCATTCTAGGGCTTATTTCGTTTAAAGCGAGCGTAAGCGGAAGCGACTCCAGCGAATTATTATACGGACTAGAAGTCCGACAGCATTAATACCTACTTGTCTAATTAATGCTAATTGACACATCTCTGATTGTCAATGAGTTACATTATCGAGTTTAATTAGAGCGTAGCGGTAATCAAAACGACGTATCGTAACTCAAAAACACTTTAAAAAAAAATTACTATATTTATAGAAATTTTAAAACATATTCGCATGGAAAAATCAGAAGTAACAAAAGAAAAAGACCAACTTACTGAACAAGTAAAAGAGCAAAAACGATTAGGAAATCTCATTTCCACAGTACTTAAAATTGAAAACTCCTTCAAACTTTACACGTACAGAATTATAGATTTAGATTCATTTCAATTCGAAATGGAAAACGCCATTGAAACTTATTTGAAATCAATAGACGTAGATGAATTTATGAAGCGAACAAAGTCATGAATAAAGTACAATTAATAATAGCACTAGAGAAACTCTGGAAACAGATAAAAAAGGAGCATCCTCATGGACGCTCCTTACTTATTTTATCAGAAATAATAACTGAATTAAAACAATATAAAATTAAAATATAATGCCACTAGGACTAATATCAAACTTTCTTACAAATCAAGGAAATAAACGACGAGAACGTGACGCCAGGAGATTCAATTTAAAACTTTGGCATATGGAAAATGCTTACAATCACCCTAAAGAACAAATGGCACGTCTTGAAGAAGCTGGACTAAATCCACACATGATATATGGTACTTCACCTTCATCTGCTGTTGGTACAGCTGGAAAAGCAGCTCCTGGAAAAGCACCCGAATATAAAATTGATAACCCAATTGGAGATATATTAGCTGCCACTAATATTAAAAATACAGAAGCACAGACCGATAATTTAAAAGCGCAAAATAAAGTAATTGCCCAGGAAGCAATTCTTAAAGGTGTGGAAATATTTAAAAAGTATGGTGAAGGCAGAAAAGCTGGAGCAGAAGCTGATGTTGCCGAAGGTATTATAGAAACGTCAATTGAAGCTGCAAAAGAAAATTTAAGATCATTGGAACAGGATACCATTAGAAAAGAAATAGAAAACTTTGTGGCAGACGAATCAAGCGTAGACCGAATAATGGAAATTTGGTATCGAGCACAAGCTGCTGAAGAAACTCTAGACGGAATTAAACTTGAGAACGAAAGAAAACGCCTAGTTCTTGAATTAAATAGAATGGGTATTGAAACCACAGATAACTTATTTATGAGAATATTTGGAAGATTCTTCGACAATATTAAACAAGCTGTTGATTCAGGAAAATACAGAAGCAAATTATTTAAAAACTAATTTTAAGATCTTAAAAACATTTTTATAACAAACTGAAAAACAATACATTATGAACAATATTTTTACAGACATTAATTTAAAAAAGCCTAAATCAAATACTTTTGATTTATCACACGACAAGAAAATGAGCCTTAAAATGGGCGAATTAGTACCAATACTTTGTGTAGAAACTATTCCTGGAGATGTATTTAATATGTCTTCTGCGCAACTATTAAGATTTGCACCTATGATTGCTCCCGTTATGCATAGAGTAAATGTATACACACATTTTTTCTTTGTACCTAATAGAATACTATGGGATGGATT